CCCCTTTCTCACCCTGTGGGCCAGTTTCCCCCTGCGGACCCTTCGGCCCGGTGTCGCCGATCGCGCCCTTCGGGCCTTTGATGCTCACAGATGCAGGGTTTGTTTTTCCTCCGTCATTCGTCCAGCTCAGCACGCCAGCGGCAGAGACTGCCGGTGTAAATGTCGTACCCGTCGCACCGGTCGCGCCTTTCTCGCCCTGTGGCCCCTGCGGACCAGTTTCACCCTGCAGGCCTGTCGCGCCCTGCTTGCCCTGCAGTCCTTGCGGCCCCTGCGGCCCGACATCACCCTGTGGCCCAGTTGCACCCGTTTCGCCCTTCTCGCCCTGGATGCCCTGCGGGCCTTTGATATTGACGCTCGCCGGGTTTTCCTTGCCGTCTGCGTTCGACCAGCTGAGCGTACCGTCTTCAGAGACGGACGGCGTAAAGGTCGTTCCGTTCGTGCCCGGCGTGCCGGGAGAACCGGCCGCACCGGCAGGGCCGGGGACGGCTTTCACCGAAAACAAGAACGACTGCCCGTCCGACATCGAGACCTGATAGGTCGTCGTGTCGTCGACGGTCCCGACGAGCGTGATACCCGTGACGCTGGAACCGGGTTCGCCCTGCGGCCCCTGGATGCCCTGCTTTCCCTGCTCGCCCTGCGGGCCGGTCTCGCCTTGCGGGCCGGTTGCGCCCTTCTCGCCCTGCGGGCCTTGTGGCCCGGTTTCGCCGGTGGCCCCTTTCTCACCCTGTGGGCCAGTTTCCCCCTGCGGACCCTTCGGCCCGGTGTCGCCTTTATCTCCTTTGTCGCCCTTGTCGCCTTTGATAGCGTCACGGATGACGAGCGTCGCCGTGTCCGGCTCCACGGCCATATTCAGCCGCTGTTCAAATACTGCATCAGACATGCGCCCACCTCCTACAGCAGCTCTTCCACGTCAACGACGGAGATCTCCGTTGCCCGGGAATTGCCCGCCTCGTCGGTGAACGTCAGCTGGCAGCGGGCCGGTCGGACAGTCAGGCTGTCCGCGTCGGCTTTCGGGATCTCGACCGTGAACCGGGAAGCGCTGGCGACCGTCGGCGTGTAGGTCTTTGAAAAGCTGTCACCCTGCACAATTTTGAAGTTCAGATTCGTGCATTGCGTCAGGTCAACGCCGCGCATCGTGATATACAGGACGTTTTTGATCTTCTGTACCATAGATACCCCCCTTATCTGAGACTGTTCCAGATCTTCTGCTTGGTCTTGTCGGAATAGTCGCTCATGCTGATAGCGATACCAAACTTCTGCTCCTGCGTCAGGTCTGTAGTGTTCAGATAGTCGCAGAACCATGTCCACGTGTTTTTGTAGCCAGCAGCCTTGCGTTCTTCTTCGCTTGGCCGGTCTTCATACTCGACAATCGCGTCAATGTAATCCGCCATCTTCGCGCCTGTGTCCCGAACGTTTTTCGACCAGCCTGCCTGATACGAAGTTGTAAGCTCGCTCTTGGCGTCGGCTGTTTTGATGTTGCCCTTGCGAAGCTGCTCTGCCAGATAGCTGTAGGTCTTAACACTGTCAGAGTAGAAGCCCATGCGGACAGCAGATTTCTGATCGTCTGTCCAGCTCTGTTTGTCGAGCCATGCGTCGAACTGGTCCTGCGCGCTGCTTGTGACCTTGCCGTCCTCGTCCTTGACATCCTTCATCCCGGCATGGGCGTTTGCCGCCTGCAGCGCCATTTCCGGCGTTACCTTCGCGCCCCGGCCGTAGCGATCGTATGCCATGACCTCCTTGTCGCTCAGAACAGCCAGCGCCATTGCATCGTTGAGCTCGCCATGCCGGTATGCTTTCAGATACTCGTCGGCTTTCGTCCCGCTCTTGTTCGTGTCGGTATAGCGGGATTCGATAGCCTTGTCCATAAAGTACCGTGCCAGCTCCTTATTGTCCTTGTCCGCAAGCTCCTTCTGCGTCTCGGTCAGCTCGCCGCCATACTTGGCAGCCTCGACCGCCGAGAAGTAGGTATTCGCCTTTTCCTTCGCAGAGTTGAAAAGCTCGTCAGACAGGCCGACATAGTCAGCGCCGCCGAACTGCCGGTCGACGTCAGCAAGCTGTTTCTGCGTCTCCGGAGACAAATAGTGCTGCGCTTTGACGACGGCGGAGATCAGCGCGTTGTTGCGCTCCGCGCCGGACTTCTCCAAGATCTTCTGTGCAGAGGATTTCACTTCATACCCGATGCCGAGGCTGTCCCGCGCCTGCTCTGTAGCGGTATCCTTCGCCTGCTGCAGGATCTCGGCTTTCATGCTGTCCGGCATGTCCTTGTAGTTCTTGTCGTTCATGAGCGAGGTCACGGCGGCGGAATACGCGTCGCCGTAGGCTTTCTGATACATGCTGCGCTGCTCGAACGTCAGACTGATAGCTTCCCCGTCGACCTTCAAAGAGCGCGGGGCAGTGCGGTCAGGATACAGAGAGGTGTTCGTCGCCTCGCTGATCTTCTCGATCTCAGAGGATACCACGTCCGGCTTGTACGTTGTGACGTTTCCGGGATTGATATTCCGGTTCATGAAATTGCGGATGCCGCCCTCGTTCTTGACCGGATTTCCCCAGACATCCGTCTTGGCCGGAAGCGTCTCCCGCAGGCCGGGAATGGACGCCTTTGCACTGTCGATCGCCTGTTGCCAGGCGTTATCCGAGGAATAGGCGTTCCGCTCCGTGTCATCAAGGCCCTGCGCAATACCGCGCAGCGAATTCGGAATGACGCTGGAAAGCTGGTTCGCTGCGTACTTCTGCGCTGCGTCCATCATCTTCCCACCCGGCGTGCTGGCTCCGCTGTACTCATAGTTCGTCGCCACGTCCTGGAACGTGGACATAACGGGCGTGTCCAAAACGGACTGCAGCGCGCCGGAAAGTGAGTTGCCGAGCACACGCCCGGCCGTCACGCCAGCCTCACTGCGGATATCGTCTGCAATAAGCGCGCCGGTCGCGAGCTGCGCGTTGAGCGGGTCAAGGAAGCCGATGGAAAGCAGCTGGTCGCCCGCCTGCCATTGCGCGCTTTCCCCGCGCAGATCCCGCAGGGCCGCGCTGATATTGAGCTGCGTGCCGTCAAGGCCGTGCGTCTTGCCAAGCGCGTCCTTGTTCTTGTCGTCATCGTCGCCGGTGACTTTCAACCAGCCGCGCAGCGCGCCTGCCGCCGCAATGGCGATCATGCCGGAGCCGGTCAGCGCGCGGCCTACGCCCTGCACGGCTTTTGCCTGCTGCGCCGCAGTCAGGTTGCCCTTCCGGGCAGAGTCGATCATGTTGATAAAATCCGCAGCTGCCACGCCGAGACCTGCCGGGGAATACTCGATCGCCCGCGCGCCGAGGTTCGACGGGACCTGCGCAAACGGGAGCATGATGTCGCCCGCGCCAATGTCGCCGATATGCGCCTTGTTGAGCGCGTTCCGGACGCCGATCGCGGCGTCGGACAGAACCGTCTTGTCCTGGAACGTGCGGTAAAGCGCTTCCTGCTCGCCCGCGTTGCGGAGCGAGTCGTCGGTGATCTTGCCCTTCTCGTAGAGCCGGTCAATTCCCTTCTGGACGCTGGCCGCGATACCGCCCTTCTGAAATTCGTCGGTCGCGTTCAGGGTGTAGCCCTCATACGCTTCCCATACAGACATGAGCTTGGAGAAGACGCCGCCGGACATCTTGAAGGTCCGATTGGACGTATTTTCGTACTTTCCGGCCGTGCCAGAAGCGTCGACATCAAGGCCGACCTCCATGCAGGCACGGGCAAGGCCGTCCATGGACCCCTTGCGCTTTGCTGCCGAGGCCCAAGAGGCGTCGCCCGCGACGCTACGCGTGCCAGTGATTGTGGAGACCAGCATATCAAGTGGAACGGAGATATTCCGCGCCACACTGTCAATGGGGTCAAACACGTTGTTGGAAACGAGGTTCCGCATGACAGTCGAGACCTTCGACAGCATGCCAATGCGGCGAACCGTTTTGACCTTCTCAGCAGCGGAGACAGCGCGCGTATCTGCCGCGATATTGTAAATACTGTCAGCCGCAAATGTTTTCAGAAAATCAAGGTTTTCTCCGCTGCCACTCTGTGCTTCTGCCTTTGCATAGTTCGCAATGCGATTCATAGCCCAGTTCACAATAGCTGGGGTCTTATTTCCAATGAGGGTACCAGTCTGCCTGACCGTGCTGGCGCTCTTAATGATATCGACCAGATCGTTGACGTTGACCTTCGCATTTTCCTGCCCTGTGCCGACTGCCGCATCGTACTGCTGCGCAAGCGCATTGACACGGTTCATGATCTCAGTCTTATTGGTCTTCTTCGCCGCGCGTTCCAGCGCCGCAGAAGCGTCCGCGACGATGCCGCCGCCGGTCTGTCTGGAATACTTGGCATACGCCTGCAGCGCCTGACCGGCTGCCGTGCCGTGCGCGGAGACCTCTTTGCGCCAGTTGGAATATTCCGTCCAGTCGCCGGTCTGCTCTGCCGCTCTGCGGTAGTTGTCGAGGATCGCCATACCCATATCGACTTCTTCACCGCTCCAGTTGTGCTTCCCGCGCAGATCCGCCATCTCTCCGGCGTAGTCCTGCGCCAGCCGCAGCCGGGCATTATCAAGGCTCTTTGCCTCGGAAATGGTATCATACATGATGGGCGCGCGCTGTGCCTCCGGCACGTCCCAATCGGTTTCCATGCTGTTTATGGTATTGCTCTGCGTCTGCGCCTGCTTCGGGACAGATTCAAACTGACTGCGCATCGCGCCCATATCGTTTGCCGAAATGTTCTGGTTGACAGGATTGGCCGGTTGTGCTACAGTCGGATTGTAGCTAGTGTTATACGGGGCGTCTGGGACGTGTTTGCCGGGGGGGCTTTGGCCTGTTGATCCGCTTCGAGCGGGCACATCGGTATCGTCGGAAACACTAGCTATTTTTTGCATTTTTTTCAGGAAGCTAGGTTTGCTGTCCTCACCCGTAACAAGCATCTGCTTCGTTCCGAGCACTCCATCATCAAGCACTTCCTCGACATAAAATGTCCGGTTCCCCATGCGTTTTTCATATGCGATAGTGGGATTCCCGTTCTTTGTGTCGTATCCGCGGTACAGAACATCGTAATTGTCAATGACATTCTGCGCGTTCCCCAGCATATCTGCCGTGACCTTGTACTTGTCATTCGACTGCGAACCGTGCGAGTTTTCCACGTGCCGGATATCGTTGTCACGGAGGGCATGCGCGTATCCGTCAACGTCGATTCCAGCCGCACGCAGCGTTTCCGTCAGCTCCGGCGAAACATCGGAGATTTTCAAGTACTGGAACTGGTTCTGCTTATTGAACGCATTCTGAATAAACCTTGTAATCTGCTCTTTCGTTGCATTGAGCAGATTTTTCACGTTCTGCGGCTTATTCGTTGCAACGTCGGAAGAAATGCCGCTCAGTGCCTCGGTAAACGTGCTGCGCATAGCTTCGTCCAGAGCAGGTGCTTCATTGCCTGTTATAACGCCCTCTGTGCCACGTTCCGCTGTGCTCTGCGTCGTTTGCTGGGCGGTCTGATCCGCGGCCTGTACCGGGCCTGTAAGCGTCTCACCGTGGTTCGCTGCCTGCATGGCTGCGTCGAGCAGTTCATCTTGTGTCAGCCGCCTGTTTACCTGCTGGCCCTGACTTCCACCAAGATGCTCATTGATGTCGTAGTTCGTGAACTGCCCCGGCGTGGTCAGGTTGCCCATAACGCCGGAAATCGCGCCAACGAGGAAATCATAAAGAGAGTTGATCGCTACGTCCTTCGCGGAATCCGGGTCCTTGCCGTAAATTCGCGGCAGCTGCCACTCCATCCAGTCGCCAATCAGCTCTTCCAGACCTTCGCCCGCGGCGCTGGTCATAAACTGCGCCGCGCCGCCGAGCAGACGTTTGCCTACGTCGGTGCTTGCCAGCTTATCGACTGCCCCGGCAACAGCCTTTTCGACATAATCATCGAACGAACCCTTGCCATATGCCTTGCTTTGCAGACCGGCGATATTGAACATCTTCTCTGTGAAGACTTCCTTTGCCGCCATCGCGCCGCCGTAGGCCAGCTGCTGGCCGAGCGTCGCACCGTCATTCCGCGCCTGCTGCGTGCCGCCGCCGAACGCGCGGAACGCAAACGGCAGCATACTGCCGGACGTTCCCAACAGCGCATTCGTTGCCATGTCCGCGCCGCTCTGTGCTGCGGACGCCAGCGCGTCAAGCGCCATACTGCCAAGCTTACTGGCCGCGCGCTTTGACTGCGCTACACGGCCTGCGCCGGCGTTCGACACATCGGCAGCAAGGTCGCGTGCTAGCTCCCCGGACTGCTCCTGTGCGTCCTGCGTCAGCGCGAACGCGTTGACGCGGGCCTGCGCCTCGGCGACAATCCGGCGTTGGTTTTTGATTTCCGCTTGCGTATAGGTACCAGGGTTGTCCCGGTTTTCCAGCAACATAGAGTTCAGCGTACGCAGCTCCGAATCGAGCTGGTTCTGAAACCACGCGCGGCTTTCTCCGTAAGTCGTGTCACGTCCACCTTGTCCGGCCTGGTACATCGTCCCCGCCGCGTCCATAGACGCGCCGCCACTCTGGAGTATCCCGCCGAGCATTGCGTTGCCGATACGCTCAAAAATGTTCTGCCGCTTCGTGCTGCCGCTGCTATGCGTAAAACCACTGTCATTTGTCTGTATGTAAGGCTTTCCTGTAAGTGTTTTGCCTTGCTGTGCCGTAGCCTGCTGTATGAGGCTCAGTCCGTCCGGAATATTTCCAAACCGCTCTGTATCCTGGACTGTAGGCAGAGACTTCCACGCATGTTTCTGAGTCTCCTCGCGCACAGCATTGACAGCCTCCTGTTCCGCGTCACGTACCCGCCCGGTTGTAACATTCTCAATGGCAGAAAAGCGCTCTGCGTCCTGTACCGTTGGCAGGCTCTGCCACGCATTTTTCTTCTCTGCAGTCTGCTGCCTGGATTCAATCTGCGTGTTCGCCGCATCGTAGCGGGCTTTTGCTTCGTTATACTGTTTTTGTAGCGCGGATGTATCCTTTCCGCGGATCTTCGCAACGGATATCTGCCGGGCAAGGTCCCCCATCTCTTTCTGCGCAGTCGCAGCCTGCTTGCGCAGCGTCGCCCTATCCGTTCCGGAACCTGTATCTTGTGTACTGCTCTGCTGAGTCGAAGCTGCAGAAACGGTTGTGGAATATGTACCAGAACCGCCACCAGCGCCCGACCCGCCTTTGCCTTTCTTTGCACTGCTATTTTCTGCAGAAACGGATGGAGCAGTCAGGGCTGCCCACTGCGGATCACGTTTACCAGCTTCGCGGTCAACAGTTGCTGTATAGGTCTTGCCGTCTTTTGTAACAGTAATGCTGCCATCCTCATTGCGCTTCCAAAGTGAACCGTCTGCAGCCTCTGCCAGATCTCCGGCTTTTTGCATCTTGTCGGCTATAAGAACGCCCTTTGCAGAACCGATTGTGTAATTATCTGGCTGCGATGCCTGTTGAATAGCCTGATTCAGTAATTCATCATTTCCGGTATTCTGAGTTAAGCCAGACGTTACGGCCTCTGTTGCCTGCTTTGCTTTCTCTGATGCAAGAACTGCATTCTGCACTTGCTTTGTGCCCTGTGCAGCGTCCAAATTAGATTCCGTCACGGATGGAACTGCATTGCTGGTTTTCTCATCGAGGACTGGCGTTTCTATTGTAGGTGTAAAGTTTGTTACCGGTGTTTCCGACAGAGTAGGAGCTGATACTCCTACTCTGCCTGTCATGGTCTGTCCGTTTTTGATAACAGAAATGCTTCCGTCGGCTTCCTTTTTCCAAAGAGAACCGTCGGATGCTTCTGCCATATCACCAGCCCGCAGACTGTTTGCAAGTTCCTTGCCTTTGTCAGAATTGATATAGTAATCTGCCATGAATAGGCGTCCTCCGCTACACGATGTTTGCTTTCATAGTCACTCCGTCCTTCGTAACGTAGATATTGCCGTTCGAGGACTTACGCCAAACAGACCCGTCAGAAGCTTGATAGGTGTTCCCGACACCCAGGCTGCTCACGATATCCTTGCCCTTAGAAGACCCAATCTGATACTCACTTGTCGAATACCCTTTTGCTTTATTCGCCATACTAGCGGTAGTTTTGCTGACAGTCTGATACGGAATCCCGTAACTCTTGTAATTTGTGGCAAGATAATCCTGTACATTATCAATGCCGCCAGCGTTTCTGATGATGTCGATGTAATACTGTGCCCATTCCATTTCGTCACTCGAAGCTTTCTTGAACACAGAACCATCACCGCTGCTGCCGCCATAGTAATAACCACCGGAGGATACAATCTGCTGAGCTTTGTTATACATATCTTCGAGTTCAGAAGAATTGCCACCGCCAAGAAGCTTTTCATACAAGGACATGTCTCCATTATTGGATGCATACGCGCCCGCGGCGGAGAGGGCAGTATTGTTGAGCATGTTGAAGATCTGCAGCGCCCGGTCGGCATCGGCCTGCGCGGCAGAAGTGATCGACTCATCGACGCGCACCGCTTCCTCGTACAGGGCTTTCGCCAGATTCAGGTCGTTGTCGGCCTGTGCCTTCTGGATGGCCTGCTGGTACTGCTGGCCGAGCAGTTGCCTTTGCCGCTCGACCTCCGCGCGCTTCTCCGCCTCAGACTGGCGAAGGGCGTTGAGGTTCGCCGACAGCTGATTGCTCCGCGCAAGCTCCGCCTGCCCGCCCGTGCCGGAGTTCAGGCCGCGCGCGTTCGCGTACTCCTGGAACGCATGCCGGTTGCGGTCGGACTCCGCCTGCGCCTGCCTCTGCTGCTCATAATAGATCTGCCCGAGCTTGCTTTCCTCCGCGCCGAGGTTGGAAAGATTCTGGTTGTAGTCGCTCTCCAGCTGTGATTTGTTCGAAGCCAGGTTGGATTCGTACATCTTCCGGATCGGCTCTTCCTGACTGTTTGCCGTCGGGGTCTTGTAGTCACCTAGACTGCTCAGAGACTCGCGGTATCGGTCCCAGAGGGATTTGCCGCTGGCCTCGCCCGTCAGGCCGGTGCCGCCCGTGCCGGTGGCGTCCGCCGCGGGGGCGGTGGATTCGCCGTTGGCCGGGGCCTGCGGCGTATTTTCCGTACCGGCTCCGGCGGTGGGGGCCTCTGTGCTGGCGGGCGGGTTTGCGGCGATATTGCCGTTCTGCCCCTGCTGGCTCTGCGTCTGCTGCTTATACACCTGCTTCAGCAGCTCTTCGGTTGTCGGCATGTGCTCACCTCACAAACTCAGTTGGAAACAAAATCGCTGCTCGACCAATTGGCCCTCGCGCCGGCCTCGCCCATCCAGACCTTGATCTCGCCGTTGTGCGTGTAGTAGGCATTCTGGATAAGCGACATGCCCGCCTTCCACACGATGGGATTGTCCGCCGTGCCGACCTTCACGGCCTGCTCGACGTACTCTTGCCGGACGAGGATGTCGTTGACGTAGGTAGTCCGCCAGTCATAGCCCAGCTTGTCCGACTGCGTGAGCGTGCGCGTGATGCCGCCTGCGGCCTGCACGAGCTTGCCATCCGTGATTGCTTGCTTTACCTGTGCCAGTTTAGCCTCTGTCATATGCCGCCTCCAGTTCCGCCAGCAGATCGCTGGCCGTTTTCTTTCCCATCTTGCAGGTGCACGTGCCGTCGCGGTTGTCGGTGATGGGACCGGCGACGCAGTAGTCGGAGTTGTCCCATTCCTGCACGTATTCCTCCGTCTGGCCGGTCTCCTGGCCTTTTTCGTCCAGCTTCGGCACCTGCTCCCGCTGCACGATGGACCAGGCAACGCCGTCCACAAACAGCGCCGCCGCATCCGCATAGCTGATTGTCAGCGTGACTGCCTTGCTTTCGCGGCCGTCCCAGTCCCGGTCTGTCACCCTACCGGCAATCTCCGCCGGGTATTCTGTTCCGTGTGCTTTGAAATAGATCATTGCTATCTCCTTTACTTCGTATTTTCTGCAATCGAATATGTACCGTCCGCGTTCTGCTCAACGCCCAGCGTCCCCAACAATGTGAAAGCGGGGCGGGAGCCGTTTCTCTTTCTGTCGGAATATTCAGGGCTGTAGACGTATAGGGTGCCCTGTTTGCCCAGGAAGTACACATTGGTTTTGCTGCTCTTGGCCGGAGTGCGCGTCCACTGGTTATCTGTAGCGCCGTTGCGGTACGCAATCTGCAGCGTGTTTGCAATCGGCAGAGCAGATCCCTCCGTGTTCACGTAACCAGCCGTCTTGCCCAGTTCGGTGACGGACAGCAGGAAGATGGCGCGCTCCAACGTGCCAACGGTGCTGTTTCCATTGCCTGGGGTGTACTTAATTTTTATAGTGTATATGGCCGCACGGACGTCTGCGCCAAGCATATTTTTGTAAGTGCTGTTGAGCCAGCTATCAATGTCGCTGGGTACATATGCATTGACATCGGAGCTGTTCCACCTGCGTTCATCATAGCAGTCTTTCCGCACCAGCAGCGTCCGACCTGCGCCATTCAGCTCGCTCTCATAGTCGTGTTTGGCAATATAAAATGGCACGAGGCTGCCACTTTCATTAAGTATTAGAATCTCGCCCGGCGTTGTGGTCGACAGCGGAATACCGGAGGAAAACGGAATGCTCATTTTCGTCCCGGCCACCTCTGCCGTACCCCCCCCGATTTGGTATTTCGTTCCAGCAATCAGGACGCTGCCGCCGGTGATTTTGTATGCTGTGCCGCCAATCAATGTGTGATGTGTTGCCATGGTTCCCTCCTTACGCCAGCGTCAGGTTAACAACCCCTATCGCCGTAGGCAATGTTTTTACACTTAATGCAATCTTCACGTCCGCATGCAGCGTGTATTCGTGCGGGGACTTGTAGCTTTCCCCCTCCACCGTAACCTTTGCCGTTCCGTGCATGCTGTTGGCGCTTAATGTAATTGTTTCTCCCACATCCGCTTCTAAAGTTGTTGCCCTGATATATTTGGTTCCTTTGTACGTCACATATGCCAGTGAGTCGTTTCCGTTTCCGGTGATTGTCACCTTGATTTTCTTTGAAAACGCAATCGTCTGCGCCGTCCCGGCTACCAGCGCTTTGCCCTGCTTCTTGGCGTAGCTGGTGCCGTCGATCAGATCTTTCCCGCCCTTGATGGTGTAGGCCGTACCGCCGATGAGTGTTTTGTGCGCCATAGCCTCACCTCATTCATACTGCCAGGCGATGGTTCCGTTGACAGATGGCGTTGTCTCTGCTGAGAACAGTGCCTCGCCACGCGCCATGTACGTCGTGTAGTTCGTGTCTGCCGCATTGACGGCGGTGGTGCGGCCAAGCTTGGTGTTGATGGCCGTCTCGTCCGGGCTGATTAGCTTGGGAAATAAATCGAGCATGGTTCGCCCTCCTTATATCAAGATATCAAGATATACGCGCACGGCAGGTCGAGCGTCGGCACGGTCTCGCAGGAGAATGTAATGCCCTCCTCGTTCGCGCTGTAGACCTTGACACCGCACTTCGCCGCCTCCTGCCACTGCGCCAGCGTTGCCGACGTGTCGAGGCCGACGGCGTCGTTGCGCCCGCTGCCGATGTTGATCGCCACGGTCTGCTTGCCTTCCGCCCAGCCCGCCGCGGTCAGAACGAACGTCGCGCCCTGCGATTTTTCCGCCTTATCGCCGATCTTGGCGATCTCGGCGTCGCGGTTCACGTTCGCGGCGTTGATGGCGGCAATGGCCGCGGCGTTCTCGTTCGTCGCCGCCACGTTCTTGGCAACGGTCTCGGAAAGCGCTGTGACCGCCGCAGCCGCGCTGCCGCCGGAGGTGATGGCGCTCTGCACGGTCTTGGTCAGCTTCTCCATGCCGACGGTGTTGTTCGGGATGGTACCGGCGGAAATGCCTGCAAGCTGCGCCTGCACGTTTTCAATCGCGGCCTGAACGGTCTCGGCCTTGACTGCTGCCGTCGGCGTGAATGAAACGTTCGAAGCGATCAGCGCCGGGATGAGAACGGTATTGATATACGTCTGCAGGGCAAGCACGCCCTCGTCGAACTTTGCTTTCAGCTGCGCGGCGGAAAGCCCTCCGATGTCGTTCGGATAGTCGTCCAGCTTCTGGATGATGCTGAGATCGGTGTCGAGTGTTGGAATGCTCATTTATGCCACCCCCGTTTCGTTGAGCGCCCTTTGCAGCTCGCCGTAGCCGCTGCCGCCGTTGACCGGGATCTGCCCGGCCTGCGGGACCTCGGGCACAAGGTTCCCGCTCGTTGCGCCCTGATTCATCTGCGACATGGCCTGATTTCCCTTGAGCTTGTCGATCAGCTCCTGCCGCTTGGAGACGTAGCCCTCCGGAATGCGCTCTAGGTAGTCGACCAGCTCAATCTTGCCCTGCATGAGCAGGTTGTCGAGCGTCTGCACCGTCGTGATCTCCGACCAGTAGGCCGACGCTCCGACGTCTAGTTTCAAAGAAAGCGGGATGCGGTTGAGAATGTCGAAATCGAAGGGCGTATTGAAATCCTGCTCCGGCAGCGTCATGCCGAGCGGCTGCGAATTGAGCTGGTCCTTCGTCAGCATCTTCACCTGCACATACCGCGTGCCGTAGTACACGCGCATGTGGTCGAGGTAGATGCGGCCGAGGTCTTCTATGGATTCGTACATGTTGAGCTTGACCAGCTCCAAAGGCGCGTTGGACGCGCGCTGCAGGGCCACGATGGCGGACGTATTGTCCGGCCGGGTATCGCCGAGGGCCGCGTCGGACGCGCCCATGAAGTTCTGCGTGTAGTTGATGGCGGAGTCGATGAACTGCGAGACCTGCGGAGAGATCGTCGCCGGGTCCAAAATTTTCGCCACGTTGTTGACGTCGCCACCGTTGATGCCGATGGCCGCGCCGATGCGGCTGTCCCAGCGCGGCACGCGCGTCTTGTCGTAGACGATCTTCGGGAACGCCGTGGTCATGAGTGACAGCATCGACATGGCGAACAGCTTATTGACAAAGATCTGGTTCGGGATCAGCTCAGCAATGAGCGCCTGCCCGTGGTAGCAGTCCTGCACGTAGTCCCACGGCATCCACGTGATGGGATAGAGCTTCAGGCCTGTGTCCTTCTCCTTCTCGATCTCCACGTCTTTGGTGCACTGGAAGCTGTGGATGGTGCCGGTCTCGTCGTCCTTCCAGAGGTAGACGATGAGCGTGCAGAGCTTATCCTGCAGGGTATCCATCTGGTTGTTGTAGTCTTCCGTGTCCGGGCGGATGCGGTCAATATCGTCTTTCTTGACGCCGTTGCGCTTAGCAAGGCGCTTGACCTCGTCCACCATGAGGCGGCGGGGGATGATGATATACGGCTGCGTCTGCACACGCCGGTCGTTCGGGTTGCCGAAGATCACGCGCGTGTTCTCGATGATCTCGGTGACGATGTCGCCCTTCGCCTCCTGCCCGGTCTCGATGTCCGGGTCAAAATAGGTGTAGGTCGCGCCGTCGCCGTCGACCGCCGCGTTTCGCATGAACTGGCGCGTCAGCGTCACAACCTTGTTCCGCTCAAAAATAGCCGCAAACTGCTTATTCATAACGTCGGCGACCTTCTCAAGATCGCCGAGCGAATACATGCTGGTAGAGCCGAGCGGCGAAGCCTGCATGGAGAGGTTGTCGCTCGAGATCGTCGCGATCTGGAACAGCGCGACGCGCTTGAGAAAGTTAAAGACCGGCGTCGGCAGGCCGTTACTCTCCACGCCCTCCCACTGCTTGCCGATAAAGAAATTTTCGTTTTTCTGCACCGTGTCGTACAAATTCAGCTGCGTGTTGACCTGTACGCCGCGGTCATATCTGCAGTACGCCTTTTCCGGCGTCATTTTCTCTTTCATTCTCTGTCACCCTGCGGATGGCCGTCATAGCCCAGAATATTGTTCATGCCGTCCATCATTCGCTTCATCTGCTCCTGCATCCGGCGTTCTTCCTCGGCCAGCGCCGAGTCCGTCGCCCCAAGCGAGGACTCCGTTGCTTCCGGCTCCCGCTCCTTCTGCGGGGCCGTGCCGCGCGTGACGAGCACATAGCCGAGAATGCATACCGCGATCTGGCAGCCCAAAATCAGCAGCTGCAGGATCAGCCCAAGAATTGTTTCCATAGCACCCTCCTATTTCACATTTCCAGTGTAGCGGACCTTCTGGTCGATGCCGAGCACGGTCACGTCGCCGAAGGTCGAGCCGCTTTTGATGATGATCTTGTAATAGACGAACTTCTTCACCTTCAGCTTGATCCGTTCGATCTGCGGCGCGCGGTTCGTCAGGAAAGACCAGTGAATGAAATTCACGTGATCGAAGCCGGACAGGCTCGATGCCACCTCCTTCTCCGCGTAGTCGCTCTTTTTGTCCGACCGGGCGGAGATCAGGATCCGCGCATTCGTTGCGGGCTTCATCGAGACCCAGATGATAGAACTTGTCTTGCGCTTGTAGTCGGCGTTGAACGACATGTTTCCGGATTCATACCGGGATTCGATCACCACGCCGTCATCCGACGTGTGCATATGGTCGAAGTCGACCAGCCGCCCGTCGGAGAAGCCCAGATACATTGCCATCCCGTCCGCGCACGCACAGGTCGCCGGGAGGCCCGTGAACATGTACCAGACGTTCGTCTCGTAGTTGTTGACCAGCACGACCCCCTCCGCGTCGTTCAGAAACAGGAAGTATTCGTGTGTCATATTGTTGTCGAAGGCAAAGATCTTCGACACGTCCGCACTGTTCATGGTCTGCTGCACGCGGGCGGAGATGTTTTTCGCGTTGCGCTCGTCGGCGTACAGCGTCGTCGCCAGCCGCCATTCAAACACGTTGCCCGCGCAGATCGAGCGCGGGTAGTTGTTGACGAGCTGCACCTGTCCGGGCGCCTCGTTGCCGATCTCCCTGTGAATGGGCACCGTGTAAAAGCCTGCCGTCGTGCTGCCGTCCTCCAACGTGATTGCCGAATAGCTGGTGGCATAGACCGCCTCCGGCTTGAATACCAGCAGCTTCGAGTAGTGCCGGGACATGGCGGTGATTGGCGTGTTGGCCGTGCCGATCTGTACCTCGTACAGGTCCGGGAAATACTCCGCGCTGGCCTCGCCGCTTTCCGTCACGCCGCAGTAATACGCCTTATTGCTGCCGTCTCCGTACAGAAACACGCGCGTGTCCGATGCACCGTTGAAAAATTCGCTGAATCGCATCTTCTCGATCTTCGCGCGCAGCGTGTTCGCCACGTTATAGAAGACTTCGACGTTGTTGCTGCCCTGCGCCGGGGCCTCGGTGAAGGTGACGGTCCCGGCCGCTTTGTCGACCGTGAAGCCCGTCGTCACCTCGGCTTTCTCCACGAACACAAAATCAATGCTCGTGACGTTCTTCTCCGGCAGCTGGTAGACCTTCGCCGTGCCGTCGGCGGAGAACCGCACGCGGCGCTTGCCTGTCAGCATGTTCACCGGTTCCAGCGTTGTTCCGCCACCACCAGGAGCAGAAGCCGTTACGACAATCGGCACATACCCGCTCACTGTATCAACGTATCCAATACCGTCCCATACCAGATATTCAGAGCCGTTCAGGATATAGAGTTTATCTCCAAAACCGAAAAATGTTGTGGGCGCATCAAGAATGTCACCGATGTTCTCTGCACCATTTTCCGTAATATTCCAAACTGCACCGTCGGCCGCACAGACAGTCACCTCGCCGCCTGCAACGTAGCCATGCCACATGCCGCGGATTCCTCCGTTGAAGGAATGCAACGTGTTATAACCAGGCCTGACGCGCAGATGATACTCACTTGTAATTTCAAAGTTCTTCAAAATGGACGCTTCGCCCATTTTGAGCTGAGTGTCACCGTCAGTGGACTCGTTAAGTCCAAGAAATTTTTTGATTGTAAAGATTTTGCTGTCATCTTTAGTGGAAATTGTAGCCATAAAGTAAATATCTCCAAGAAAAGGGGTGCGTTGCCGCACCCCTTATTTTGTGGTCGCTCAGTTCTTCGATTCTGCAAGATCAGACCAGAAGGAACCGGTCTTCTTAGCTGCCGCGCGGACAGTGTCGCCCGCCTCAAGCGTCGGCTTTGCAGTAGCGCTGTAGGTCGCCGCGGTCTCGGAGAAACGCGGGTCGGATCCGTCGGTCGTGTAGATCAGCGTCTCGCCTTCACTGCCGGTCAGCGTGAGCGTATTGGACGCAATCGCGATAGTCGGCGTAGTAGCAACCTTGCCGGATGCAGCCGCGACGTAAATTCCGTTCGCCATCGTCGGCTTGACAAATGCATCGTACATAACGCGGCCTTCAACGAGGTTTCCGCTGATACCTGGAACATTGGAATGGATCTTGTAATCCTTCAGCTTCATCGGGGAGATCGCCGAGTTCTTATAGATCAGCATGAAGTAGACGTTCGTGGGCATTGTAGCCAGCGCCTTGACGGGAACGCCGTCGAACGTTCCGATAACGCCCTGCTCGAGGGACTTTCTGCCGAGAACATCAATGCCGATCCACTCGGACGCGAGTTTCAGGTACTTGTAGTAGCTGATATCGATGTAGAACGTGCGGTTCTTCTTCGGCACATGCTTCTTGTCAAGCGCAACGTTCGCGTCCATGAGCGCTTCCACGATGGTGGTCTTGCTCGGCGCGGCAGCCAGTGCAACATGCTGACCGGCCTGTTCTGCCCAGACCTTCATGCGGTACTCGTCGATCTCTGGCGTCACAACTTCGCGCATCTGGCGGCGCAGGGTCTTGCCTGCCTCCTTGATGTTCATCTGCTCGGCCTGATTGCCCTTGTCGATGGTGTAGGTGAAGGAACGATCCTTCTTCATCTGGAACTCGTAAACGTTATCGTTGAGTTCCTTCGGCGTGCCGTAGCGGGAAGTGCCGCTGCGCGTGTAATCGTTCATCGGCGCGGTGTCGACTTCGTACACGCGGACGGTCTTGACACCTACAAATTCGGCGTCAAGGTCGGTCGCAAACGAAGACTGGGTATAGCTATCTTCGTAGAATCTTTCCTGTACCTGCTTGGAATATTTCTCTGCTAGATTGATGGTCTTTGCCATTGTAGCCTCCTATTTAGTCGTCGCTAAGGAAGCCCTCCAGGAACGGGTCTTTGCCGGTCTCCTGCTTCGTGGACTGCAGGCTTCCCAGCGATTTTTGTCTGTTGCTTTCGTTTTTGGCCCGGATCGCCAACTTCTCGTTGGCCTCTCTGAGCTGTCGTTCCAACTCCCGGCGCTGATAGTCTCCGTAGGCATCCGTCAGAAGCTCGCCGCCGCGGACCGCCTCCCACACTTCCTGCGGGATGGTCTTGGGGTCGACGTCCTTGTACTTCTTCTGGAACCTGGCGATATCGTCCTTCTGCCTCTGCTCGGCGTCGCGCTTGCTGTTGGTCTTGGCTTCCTCGGCTTTCTGCTGCGAATGGAGCCGCTGCTCGGCGTCCTCGCGCAAAATGCGCTCTCGTGCCGTCTCCGGGCTGATCCCCTGCGCGACGAGAAGATTTGTGCGGATGGAAGTCAGATACTCCTGAACACTCTTTCCGGATGCTTCCGCCGCCGCGCGCAGCGTGTCAAGAATGGCAGAATTTTCATCACGGAACTTCGTGAGGTCTGCATTCTCCTGCTGCAGACGGTCGCGCTGCTCCGTAACGCGGTCATAGTTCAGCCCCTTCTGGGCCAGCTCCGTGACCTGCTGCCGGGTGTACTGCTTGGTCTCCTTGTTGTACTTGAGGTCGAACATCGGTTCCTCGGTGCCGGGCTGCTCGTCAGCGGCCGTGTCCTCGTGCGCCTGCTCGTCCTCGCCCTGTGCAGATCCCTGCTCCTGCGAAGTCTCCTCCGTCTCGGTCGGCTCGGTCTGGTTGCCGTCGCCGTCGTCTTCTGTCAGAGTTTCGTATTCGCTCAGATCTACGTCGTAGTTGTCGTCATCCACAACAACTTCGGTTTCGTTCTCGTTCATGCAATGTCCTCCTGTATTTGGCTCTGGTAGGCCAATTTAACGGCTATGGTAGGCCGTTTGTTTACATAATCAGCAGCACAATCCGCCGTAGTACGGCGTGATGTCCTCCCACTTTGAAGCCTTCTTCGCTGCTAGAGTCTGAATCAACTCGGAATACTTGGCGTTGAAGAACGCCGCCATCGAGTCGTTTTCCCCCAGTAGCAGGTGCGCTGCAAGGCCGTATGGCATGATGCCCTGCGCAAGCACGTCGTCCAGGTCGATGACGTCCGTGAAATTCGTGATCTCCCGGCAGATGTCGCGCGTGCCATCGTCTTGCGCCTCGTAGGTGTCGGAATAAGGGAACAGCTCGTGCCGCAGAATATTGAGAATCGACAGCGTCCGAAGCTTATACTCGGCGGTGTCCGTGGTGGAGGTCTCACCGGTCGTCTCGTTCTGCTCGTCCATCAGGTGGATCGCGCGGGCAAACACCCATGCGGCAGTCGTCGTGTTCATAAACATATCTCCCGTGTATTCTTGTAGGTAAATAGGTTAATAGCCGATATAAGAAGCGCTCGGCGCGCCTCCAGTCATATATTCGTCGTAATCGTCCAACCGGTCTTCCTCGTAGTCGTCCACCTCGACCGGCTTCTCCGGTTTGAGTGTCCGCATGACGCAGAAGTAGCGCAAGGCGTCGACGTCGTGTGTCAGCTCATGCGGCTGCTTGGCGCAGTCGTTCGGGTTCTTCTCATCGTGCTGGATGGCTTGAATATCGTCGATCAGGCTCTTACAGCTCTCGCAGATCATCAGCCCAGGTTTCCCGTCCGGCAGCGGCTTCAGCATTTCCTTGACCGACATGAAGCCCTGCACGCGGTTGTTTGCTGCTTTTAGGACCGGCAGCCCACATTCGCTGAAGATCTGCGCCATCGTCTTGCCTGTGTCTTTCTGCGTCGACCACATATCTGGCGGGGCAATGGTGTATTCGATGCGCTCACGTGCAGGCGTCAGCGAGATCGCCGCACTCGCCGCCTCGGAGACAATGAGCTTGGATTCGTTGTACTGCCTGTACACATAGCAGCGCCCGGAAAAGTCAACCGCGATCCACAGGCAGGCGAACATATCGAGGCCGTAGTCGAACGCCCGGTATTTCGCCCAGCGCGGATCGATCGGGAAATCCTCCGGGAAGGTATGCACCCCACGCCGGAACTCCGGGAAGAAGCCGCCGGACAGCGCATCCCAGTCGCCGAAGCGGTGCGCCCTGCGCACATCCTCCGGCAGAAGGTCCAGCGCATTGACGTAGTCGGGGGACCCTTCCAGCAGGTCGACGTTGTCTTCGACCGTCGCTTTGATGAACAGATAATCGTCCGGGTTCTCGTTCGGCAGGAAGTCGCGCTTGACGAACAGACGCTTCACCCACTGGTGCCCGATGCCGCCCGGGTTGCACGTCAGGTACATCCGCTTCGGAAACGGCGTCGCGCCTCGACAGCAGGCCGCGATCCCGCGGAACTCCTGTTCCGTGAACTGCGTCGCTTCCTCGATGAAGATCCAGTCGTATTCCTGACCCTGATACTTACCGGCAACTGCAGAACCGAAGCCGTCCATGTTGCCGAATTTGATTGTCGAGCCGTTTTTGAACGACAGGAGATGCTTCTGCACGTTGTACACGGCAACGGTCTCCGGGACCAGCTTGACAATCGGATCGATGACGCTGTTCTCCAGATCCTCGTACCGTCGTCTGAGGATCAGGATCTTCAGTCCCGGATAATACAGACAGGCACCGACCGGCTTTCTCTGTGTGCACCAGCTCTTGCCGCCGCCTCGCGCCCCACCGTAGCATGTGTACTTCACCGTCGAGGCAAAGAACTGTCGCTGCGGCTCGCTGTTCGGCTTGCCGAGGTCGATCTTTACCGTCTCGCCCGGCGCTGTTCGCTTGTACGATTGCTTGCCCATGCAGTACCTCTGTGCTGTGCTCGTCTTGCCTGCCGGGTGTTCCTGGCACCCGACAGAACAAGATGAATGGAAGAAAGATGAAACACGGAGGATTCACCTGCCTGCAGGAGACAGGCAAGACCAACACAGCACGGCCCTTTTTGTCTGGTTTTTGAAATTTTTCAGAGGCATGTTGCAGGAGGGTGCCGCCAGTTTTGTAGGTACCCTCTTTGGGATGGGATGCACACGTGGATGGAGTATTATATATATACTGGTATGAAACCACCCGGGTGTTTTTCCGCCACCCTCCCCTATGCCTCTCTTGATTTGGTGGAGGAGTGCGCACACGCGGCTGCACACACGCGCAGCGCGGGGCCTTAATGGCCTGCAGCCTGGGCTTACTGATGTACACACGCGCAGCCCAGGCGCGCAGCTCATAGCTTTATGCATGCCTCTGCCCTGCTTATGCACTGCATAATATACGCGGTATGCATGTATATCTGCATATAGTTCTGATATCCACGTAATTCAAGTAGTTATCTGAACTTCTCGCAGAAAACTAACGCCACAAAATGAATATTTGGTGGCGTTCACTTGAACGCGTCCATGTCTCCGGCCTTATTGCCAAAGGTAACATTGACCTGCACAGCGTTCCCGTTGAAGTCCTTTTGGCCTCCAAATTTGTCCATCAGAATACCAAGAACCGTTGCAGCTTGGAGCGCGTTGCTCTTTTGCAGCTTCTCTGGAAGATCGTCCAATACAATATCAATAACAGACTGTACCTTGTCCAGGCGGCTGTCTGCGAACTCTTTCATGCGCTCCTCGGCGGTCTTTTTTACCGCTTCAGCGACATCCATATTGTTGTTAATGAGCTTCCGCGCCGTTTCCCAAGACACGCCGCCTGCTTTTGCGGCATCTGTAATCGTTCCGCTGTTGGCATACTCGGCAATGACGGCGGCTTTCTGCTCGATATTGATCCGCTTTCCCCGCTCGCCCTTCGCCACGGTGCCACCTCCAAGAGCGTTAAAATTGCGCTTGCGCGTCGCCTGCGCACGCTTGCAAGCTGGCTTGCAGCTGCGCTGCTAGCGCAAGCATAACAGCAAAATTGGATCATGGTAAAGAATTTGACCACAGACGAAACAGGCCCGAAGCCTTGCGCTGCAATGGTTTGAGGCCGTTTGAAAATGGGTAAATAAAGCTATTGACACGGGGTAAAGAAAATTTTTTGAAAAACCTCTTGACATACTCCGGTGTATGCGCTATGATGAAGCCTCAGAAACAAAGAAGCCGCCCCGGTGTTCCAGCACCGAAGCGGCAAGCCCAAACAAAAACCAATCACGATTTAAGAAAGGACGCATTTATTATGACACAGTATTTCGCAGATTGCAAGACCCTTGACGAACTCCGTATTGCTTACCGCAAGCTGGCTGCGATCCATCATCCGGATATTGGCGGCGACGTCGCCACGATGCAGGCCATCAACGCCGAGCACGACCGCGTGTTTGAGGCTCTGAAAGCCGCGCACAACGCAAGCGCCGACGAGTACCACCAGACCACCGAAACCCCGGAAGAGTTCCGCCGCGTCGTTGTCGAACTTCTGAAGCTCTCCGGCCTCAACATTGAGATCTGCGGTTCCTGGCTCTGGATCGGCGGCAACACCCGCGAACACAAGGAAGCCTTGAAGGCCCTCGGCTGCAAGTGGAGCAAAAACAAAATGCTTTGGAGCTGGCACCACGAGGAAGCAGGCCGGAAGTGGCGGCGCGGTAATTATTCGATGGGCGATATCCGCCGGAAGTACGGCTCTTACAACGTCCAGATGTCCGAAACAGCGGTGGCGGTTTAATCCGCCCCGCATCAGATGAAAGGAGTATGCGCCATAATGTATATTCTCGAATATAAGCAGCTCTTCATTCCACGTGAAAAGCTTACTAAAAACCGCACATTTCAGGGATACCGTTGGAAGCAATATGCCATGTGCGAGGAACGAGAACCGTTGGAGCACATCATGCGCGCGCAGAAAAGGCCTGAGAACTGGAGAATTTCAAAGCTCGCTTGGGAGATTGGCGGCGAAGTCGAAAGAGCAGAAGCATACGACATCTAAACGAACGCCCGCCCCGGAGGTTACGAGGGCAGGAGTTTTACCATGGAATACAGAAGCGGATTTTATGAAGAGCGCCGCAGCCTGTTTTTAAAGCAGCCGGACACGATCAACACCGTCAGCGATTGCAAGTACTGGGGCTCGTATGCGTCCCGGTACATTGCAGAGGCGCAAGAGACCATCAGACAGATGCAGGAATACCAGGCGCAGCTTTATGCACGCGTGCAGCTTTTGAGCGTCGCGCCGTGGCATTACGAATTGAAGCTGACGCGCCGCCGCAGCTACACCGAAAACCGCGTATATTACGATTTGACGTTGACGAAGGTTTTCGAAGATGCTACAATCAAGCCGGAAGAAGTACAGCGCCTCACCTACCCAGGCGAGGAGCGGCATACCGCTTTTGCAGCCTATGAAGCAGAGCGGAAAGCCCACCCCGGCATTATTGCCGTCAAGGACATTGCAAAATCCGCGTGGGAGCGCTGACAGGAGGACACGCCATGCCAGAAGGGCAGAAGCCAACGCGAAAAACGCATACCAGCAGCGCAGTGAAAATGCGCTATAACGCGAAGACTTACCGCAAGTTTACGCTTACACTCCGAATGGATAACCCGGAAGACGCGGTGCTGATAGACGCCATCGACCGCCATATTGTCAACGGGCGCAGCCAGTCGGAAGCCATCAAAGCCATCATTCGCGGAGAATAAACAAAAGCGCCCAGCCAATCAAGGCTGGGCGCTTCGCTTATTATCCCATCTATCAAGAAAGGCCTGCACAGCGTCCGCAAACTCTTTGGAGATTTCGCCTTTGCCTGACAGGTATTTGTAACACGTCTTGCCGGAGTACGGTATGTACCCCGGCAGTTGATTGATCCTGATATTGCGTCGGTGCAGCTCCGCCCTCAGTCGTTGCCGCGTCCGCTCGCGTCCTCGCATTGGCTCGCCTCCTTTGTAACACCAGGCCCATAATCTCCTTCTTCCCCGCGCGGGTCGGGCCCTGGCCCTGTCCAGACCCAGTCGACGTGAATATCCTTCGCTATTGGATTGTTTAATGCGCTTTGCACCATCTTATCCCACCGCTCACCCGCTGCTTCATTCAGCTCCTTTGCTTCAGCATCATGCATGATTGCCTCGATTGCCTCTACCGGAACGAGCGATGGCCTCGGCTTGCCCTCGTCGTATTTTGCCCCCTTAATCTGTTCCATCAGTAATGCACCCTCCCTTCACGTTTTGCTCTATCGTAGCGCCTCATTTTGGATTTCATGCCGCTTGTTATGTGCCTTTGCTCTGCATGATCTACCTTGCTTTTGTTGTACGCATCCGCAGCCTTGCGGAACGCTATGTACGCCTCGCATGTTGCATGCTTTGCCCCGCAGCCTTTCTCGGGGCAGCTGCCACACGGAGCGGAATATGGGCTGATTCTTAAATCTCCCTGCATTCGTCCACCCTCACATTGATTCGCTTTCCACCGGACGTGATAACGTATCCCGGTGCCCTCTGTCCTTCGTGTCTTTCGGCATCGTACACACGGCCTACAGTAGGTGCCAACTCCGGATAAATGTCCAGCCCTCTTGTAATGAGGATCTTTACCGGCGTGTATGGCCGCTTCTCCCTCCGCGCATGCAGATCTGCCGATTTGCGGTATGCACCGCTGCATTTTACGCAGCAGCAGTATATTCCGTTTTCGTTGAGATTGCGAATTCCGGTAAATTCCTTCCCGCAAGATGCACATGTAGCTGTAACAAGTCGCCTGTTTCTCATTTGCCTCCGCACTTCCCCTCCCACCAGTCTTTAATGAGATCGTTGCGGGCAAAGAAAGGCTGAAAGTTCTCGCCAAAAAGCTTCTTTAGTACGTAATCAATGCGTGCAATTGCATCATCGGATTCTGCCTTACCCTGCCATGCTGCGCCATACTCGCGTTCCAGCTCATGCATTTTATCGAATAGCTGCTTTGCTTTCGCTGGAGTGCGGATAAATCCGCACTCATAGGCCGCAACGCAAAAGAGATCAACCATCTTCTGCCCGCCTGCATCGAAGCCAGCATCGAAATATGCTGTATTGTTTTGCCGGAGCCTTGTCGCAAAAGTCCTTTTCACAGCTTTACCCCCTTGATGTACTTATCAAAATATGTGGCCGCAACGGCCATAGCCGCCCACATATCCGCCGAGAAGCCGTAGAAGAAGCCGGGTTCTTTCTTCGTGCCCTTGCCGAAATTCGGCTGGCCGGGCGCATAGCGGTCGACGAGGGCCTGCCGGATGTTTGCATCTTTGGCCGATAGTGATCCGCACAGATCCAGCTTTTCTTCCCGGCGATATATCCGCGTCGGCTCATAGCCTGTTTCCCACAGCACGATTTGCCAGAACCGGCCGATCCAGACACAGGTGTCAAACACTTCCTGCCCGACTGTCATGCCCATACCGGCTATCATTTCGATTACCACGTGCTGACAGTTCCACCGGAGTTTCTGCTCCAGCAGCTGCAGCATTTTGCGGTTCTCGCTCTTCCCAGCCTCCAGCACGCGGCGAATCTCCTCGCCGTCATGCTCTACGATTACATACCCGGATTCCATATTCCCCGGGTCAATCGCCAGTATCGTTCCCATAGGGTACCCTCCATGTCAGAACTTTTTCGTATTTACACGGGTACATTTCCCTGCAAACGAGCGTTTGCACACACGGGGGGGCCAAAAGGTCAACAAACTCCGGGCATTGCTCAATCACTAGCTCGCGGATCTTTTTGGCGACTTTGCGTGTCTCCTTCGCCGCCAGATGGCACAACCGCTTTTCCATGATCGTCATCAGTTCTTCCGCGTTCATGTACCAGATCATGTCCACGGGCGCGTCCTGCCGCGCTGCGTTCCGGTCGTATTCGTTCTGCCGGTCATTCCGCTGTGACCGGATAAACGGCTGTGCGTGTACGTGGCGGGCTAGATGGGTGCTTACCCAATACGGCACGCCCTCAAGATAAAACGCAAACTGTAACGTCCGAATGGGGCTGTGCCGTGCCCGGAGGATGGAGTGTTTCCACGCCATGTCCGGGGCTGTCTTCATCTCTTTTCCAATGGTGACTAAAGCGCACTGCTTGGCCAGCGCCCAGTCCTCATCAGTGGGGTACTTCAAAAGTGTAATGTTCATTCTTCCCTCCGTTCTCCGTAGCTGCAAAAATCCGTTTCCTTCCGCCAGAAGCCATCATTTGTTCGCAGACAGACCATAGCGCCGTTCGGTTTACTGTCGTAGTCTCCGTACTTGCAGCCCTTGCAGCGCACAACCGGCACCCATTCCTTTACGTTCTCGATGTGCTGCGCAAGCCGTTCTTCTGCTACCGCCTGATTGTGTTCAGCGCATCTTAAACACTCAATGAGATCTGATTTCTTCATGCTCATCAGCATGCTGTCAGCCCATGTCCTCATGGTTCTTCCCTCCGTTCTCCGTAGCTGCAGAAATCCTGCCCGTTTGTATCAATATCATGCTCGAAACAGTGTCCGTTCGGGCTGTCGGCAATGCCAACGTTTCTTTTCCAGGCGGCGCAGTCCCTGCACCGCACCGCCTCCGCAACGTCGGCGGCTGGCATATCTCTGAAAACCGATTCCACCGCCTTGCACAATTCCTGCCGCTTGTAAACAAGGTTGATTTCTCTTTTTCCGTCCGCTGCTGCCATTGCAAGGTTCCACTCATGATATGCGTGCTCCGCATATTTGATTGCCGCCTCGCGGCTGATAAATTCGTCAGGCATCTTCGTCACCTCCAAATCGCTCGTCATACTCTTCCGGCGTGATAAACTGAATATCGTCACCGGTATAGCCGAGACGGTCTAAGCACATCAGCTCCACCAGCGTATCCTTGTTGACACACTTGCACAGATCTTCATATGGGATAGTGTTGTTCGCCCCAAAACTAATCTGAGCGCCAAATTCGCCACGTACGGTAAAGCACACGCTGTCAGCCCCCAGTTTGCACGGTTCCGACTCGTGCCGATGGACATGAGGATCTTTCTTGCATGTTTTCTGGTCATGACCTGCCCCCCATTTCCTGCAAAGCCTTCTCGGCTTCTTCGTGGGTCAGGAATACGGTCTTTCCAAAATCGGAAAACCTATAAAACCTTGGGGCCATTGGCGTGTATTGTACTGCAATGCACCATCCGTCAGCGTTCGTTTCGATCCATTTTGCCACCATCGGCAATATGGTCTGCCTATTATTGTGGAATCCGTACACAACATCGCCCACCTTGCACGGCAGCACGACCACGCGCCCGTCCTTGTCGGCCTCGGCAAGCTCGCGTAGGCGGGTATAATTGCAAAGGCTTTCCAAATCTGCAATGCGCATTATCTTCAACGCAATCTCGTCAGCCTTGTCTTTTGGCAGAACTTCCTCCGGCTCACATCCGCTGTCCTCGTAGGCTTTCAGACGTTCCCACACCTGCTTCTGCGTGCAGCTTCCGTCATACGGACACGGCAGCTCGCGGCACTGCGCAATGTCACAGAAATTTCCTCCAAACGTTAGTCGTACCATTCTTCGGTCTCCTTCCCGATGTACTCGCAGTACGCCCTTTCGAGCCGCGCGCCCGCGCTTTCCTTCGCATCCGACAGGAAAACAACCGCGTCCGCCACGTCGATCATTGCAAAGCAGATCCGCATATAGTCTGCTGGGGCCATGCCCTCCGGCAGCTCGGCTGGGCTGAGTGCTGTATACCCCCACTTTCCCAGTTCTTCTGCCGCCTTTCGGAATTTCTCCCGATACCCCGGATCTCCGGTGATTTTACCGGCTATGTAAACCTTCACGGCAATTCCTCCACATACCGCCAGCTCTGCGGCGGGCGCGTGATTGGCACTGGCTCCCAGCCGAATCTCGTCTGCCGCAGGCCGGTAAACTCCCACAGATCGCGCGGGTGATCGTAAACGCGCAAATCTGAGATGTGCCAGCCGTACAGCCACTTGCCGTTAGCGTAATTCTGGAAATCTTCCGGGTGCATACACGCACGGTCAAGGTCAAAATCGTTCCAACGTGCGTAGTCCTCATGTCGAAACGAGAAAATCGTATCATCGTCATACTCGTCGATGCAGTCGCAGGTAAATTCCCCGATGACTTTTCCGTTTCCGCATTTGTAGATGTAGCACTTAAACGGCGGGTTCATCTTTGGGCGCGTCTTGCGGATTTCGACCGTTTTACTCCCGTTCAGGATCTTCCGCACCCACTCCGGGCGAATGCTGATCAAAACAGCTTTCATATCGTATCCTCCATTCCATCAAAAATCATCTGGCCGGGCAGTTCATCCGGATTTAACAGCGCGGCTTCCGGATCCCGCCACTCGACGCCGATGTAGTCCAGCACACGGCCCCAGCCGTACCAGTTCCCGCGATCATCCTGCATTACGTGATTCATCCACATTTCCCACTCCTTTGGATTCCGCTCCCACAGCCGGTCGAACCGGTGTGGGCGTTTTTCCATGTGCACGCCGAACCCGCACATGGAGCACCCGGTTCTCTGTGCTTTTGTCGTCCTGAGTGTTCCGTCTGCGTCGCGCACGATCTCTCCGTAGATTTCCGGCACCGGAACCTGCAAATCCAGCGCAAGCTGCAAAAGATCCTGCCGCGAAAAAATCGCGAATGGACAGCTGCGTTTCGTTCCCGGCGATATGTAGTTGCACCCGTGCATCATCAACGCTTTCTGCCTGCGCCCTCCTTCGGACGCCATCAGGCCCATATACGGGAAGCTTCCGGTTTCTTTGGCATAATCGCTGCAAGGCTTTTCTTTCAGGTAATAGCAGCACTTATCCGATACGAGAAAATCCGGCGTTTTGTAGCTAACGCCTTCATTCTCATTTTCGTATCCGCCGAAGATCTCCAGCCATTTTTGCGCCAGCTTCATCCGCGTCCCCGTGCGGAACCCGCCGTAAGCCCCTGTTTCCCCAGTGATGATCGCATGGCGTACCGTTGCGTTTTTCTCGCTTGGATTTTGCAAAAGTGAGATTTTCCCCGCAACTTCCTTGGAGATCACCGGCCATCCATACTCCCGCAGCACTTCCACTTTGCTTTTCAGCGGTTTCAGCGGCTTCACGCCGAGTTGCTTGTGAATCAGCTGAATGCTTTTATCCTCAAGCGACGATACCGAGATGGCAGGCACATCAATACCGATGCTGCGAAGGAACAGGAGCAGCGTGATGGAATCCAGCCCGCCGACAGCTACGTAGCAGCTACCTGCAACGTCTGGGTGATCGTAGAATTCCCATGCGCGGATTTTGGCGTATTTCACCTTGAACGCATAATCCATCTGCTGTTTTACTCGAAAATCCGCAATCTTCCGTTCGGTATCCAGCCTTGCATTTCGCTCCAGCACATTCTCTTTCATTTTGTCTCTCCCTCCGGCGCTTCCGGCATCTCCTTAATCGGTTTCCGATAGAAATTTACCGGTGGAATCTCCACGATCTCTCCGTTTACATTCATGAATCCCTTGCGAATTTTCATCTCTGGCGTAATGTCCTGGAGGTTTTTGGAGCCAATTTCAAATCTTGCCCACTTGTTAAATGGTTCTCCCATCCAAACCGGCTGCCCATTCAGTTCCACAAGTTCCTGTAACGTCAGCGGCTCATTCTTTTGCTGTTCTCCTTCTGCCCCCAACGATCCCGGCGCCCAACTGAGCCCACCTTCATTCGGCAGTACTGGCATCCCTGAAATGCTGCGCCATTCCCATGCGTGCTTATCCAGACCGCAATTTCTGCATTTGCATGTTTCATCCCGACAGCTTGAGCAATCCCGTGTATCGCACGCATACTTGCAAGTCTTGCAGCTCCGCGCATCCGCAAGGTCTGCTAACGCCGCGTCCCTCTCGGCTTCTGCCTCCGCCTGCTTTCTCTGTGCGAGGGCAATCACCATGTCCTTCCACTCGATTTCCTTGAGAAGCGATTCAATCGCGCTAGCTTGCCCATCCGGGAGCACCACATTCTCGGCGGTCAGGCGCTCGAGTAGAGCAAGCACCTCTTTGTGCATGTTTTCTCTGCAATCCAGCCCGGTGTGGAATGCCGGACACTTGGCGCTGCAGCTATTGTCTGCGCAGCACCGCAGCGCCTGCACGATTTCCTTTTCCTTGTCTGTCATGGTTTTTCCTCCCTCCCCAGCGCCCCCGGCCGTGTGTCCTGCGTGCTTCTCTCGATCAGCATCTCCCGTGCAACGTCGCGCTCCAGCTCTGCTTTCGCCAGCGCCTTTTCGAGGCGGCGGATCTCGATGGACGCAGCCTGATTGCTTTCGGCCAAAAGAGTGTTGCGCTCCAGGCATTTCGTGGCATTGTGAGCCACAGCCCTTCGTTCTTTTTCCTTCTCGCAGTTCTGGCAGACATAGCGCGTTGCCAGTGATCTTGCCAGTTTTCCCAGCATTTTCATGTCTCATCCTCCATTCAGCAGCCTGTCGACGGCTGCGCGTTCCAAATCGTTCAAAGCATCGTGATGGTGCTGCATGTTGCCGTAAGCGTTGGGCTTTGCGGCTCGGCTGTACTGTGCAGGCTGTGTTCCGCCTTTGTCCTGTTCTTTTGCCAGCCAGCGGACGATAAACACATTGATACCACGCTTTGTTTTCCTCTTAGCCGGATTTGCGTCCAGCCAGCCCCTCATGTTCCGCAGCTGCTGTATCACGTCGACAGCAGGGTACAAGCCCGCCCATTCCTGGCATTGCTTCACGGAAACGGAATACTCCGTTCCATCATTCAGCGGCAGAGAGATTGCTGGAGGCGTGGATGCCGCTTGCGGCTCCGCGCTATCTTCCGCATCTCGAATAGCGAATTCGATTCTCGATTCTCGATTCTCGAATACGGGAACATCTGCACGCATTTGCCTACAAATGATTTCATCCGCTTGTTTCCCTTCATCAGGTGACGGGAATTTGCTTACCTTCGCACGCTGCGTCTGATACTTGCCCCATGTTGGTAGGTAAAGGAAGCGCTTGCCCTCAAACACATACAGAGCAACCAATCCAGCACTCGCCAGCCCATGAAGAGCATTTTCTACAGTTTTGAGCGTGAGGTTTTCTTTCAGCGGGAAGAGGCGGTTTTTCACAACCGCCGCTCTCCCGTCAAAGCGTCCGAAATCATCACAGTTTACAATGAGCCGATAAAACAGAACTTCTTCAAACCACGAGAGTTTGTCGACGCTATCGCTTGTGCAGATGCTTTCCCGAATAATTCTGTTCGGCATATTTCAGCCCTCAGAACGGCAGGTCGTCGTCGCTTTCGTCAAGCTGTTTGAACTCCTCTGCGCTGGCCGGTGCGGGCGTTACAAAGGACTCTGCCTTGCTGGGCTTGAGATACCGGATACAGTCACGCGTCACACCGTCATCGCCCTCAAACGGCTCCATGTGCAAAATGCAGTTGCGGCCTACCAGATCGTCAAGTTCAAAATCGGTGCCCGGCTCAATGCCAAGCGCGTTTGCATATTTGCCGATCTTGTCAGCGTCATACTCGCCGGTATCGCGGTCGGGCCAGAAGTTCTTGAAGATGTGCTTTTTCTGGTACTCCTGTTCAACGTCCTCACGGACGACGAAATCAAACTTGATGCACTCGTTTCCGTTCTTTGTCACGCCGTAGCCGCACGATTTCAAATAGCACTCATAGTCGCCCGCTTTCATCAGGCCGCCGTCGTTTTTAACAGCTTTAAATCCCATCTATCTTGTCCATCCTTTCAGTGTTCATTTCCCAATGTGTAAAATAATCGTTGATATAACCGTTTGCCAAAAGCCAGTTGATAAAGCGTGAGATCGTATCTTCGATAGGCTCGAAATCGCCGCGCCGGTACGTCTCCGCGTAAGTGTTCGCGCCGTCGAAGATCAGGTATGCAAATTTCGACGCACCGGGCAGCAGATGCAGATACATCGGATGCTGCGGGCTGTGCAGGTAC